ATCATCACAGGCTACCCAAACAACACGGGTAGCCTGTGGATTCCTCAACTTAATTATTTATTTCAGATACACCACCTTTGTCCATGTGTGCCAGCCACGAGAAATGTAATACCCACCCTCAATTGGAACCAACTTTTCAGTTGGCCACGAAAACGTATAGCCCTTCACAACAGGATTGTTGTTGTGGTATCCAACTACCACAGCATCGTGATTACCAAGAGCGCGTAGGTATTTCCGAAGTTTTCGCGCCCCACCTTTCCCAAGGTAGCGATATGAGTTGTCATCACGTTCAAGATAAATATGCATACCATACTCCTGCGACTATTGCCGCATCCTAACATCCCATGATCCGCATGGGCACGGTTGCTTCACATGAAGCGAAAGGGATGCACAGGGTTTCCCCCGTGCATCCCACAACATACACATTTTTTCTTACTTGCGGCGCTTGTGGGCGCCAACATTCTCCATTTCGTCGAGCGTTGTGTCTAACGCTCGAAAGAAAGAAGGGGCCGCACACAGCAGCCCGAGAAACAATCCCCCACCGATACAAATCAACCAGTCCATGCTTTACCCTTTTGCCACTAAGTGGCATGAAGTATGCTGCAACAGCGCAGCCGAAAGCTCTCTCCTAGGGACCTACCTAGGAGAGAGCGACGGTAGCTCTGTTTACTTCTGTTTTTTATTGCGTGTGAAAAAGTACAATGCTGTTGTTACGATTAACAGCATTGAACACTCGCACATCAGATCCACAAACGGCATTGTTGACTCCTTATGTGTTGGGATTGAAGCCATCCCAGGCTTCTTCGTGGCGCTTAACCTCTTCTTCTAGTTTTTCAACCAACACTCGGAGCCGCTCAATTTCACCGTTCTGATGTTGGACGTAATGCTCGTAGTTCGAGCATTCGTTGTTAAGTTCTTCCGAGAGGTTGGCGTTCTCCCCCTCTAACACCTCAATACGATCCAGAAGCGCTCGCGTTTTGGACGCATACCCGATTGCCAAAATCGAGAACATCGCGGCGGACAAGAACACAATAGCAAGCATACTGACTCCTTGGGTATACAAGACATCAGACCACCGCTAGGTCACACGACCAGGGGTACGGGGGGCTGGGCTATCTCATATCTATCCCATAGCCCCCCAAAAATTTCTGACCCCTAAGCCGATTTATCTTAATCCCTTTGGAACTGGTATTGGCTTAAGTGAACTTTCTAAAGTTTTCTTTTGAATTACAGCAGCATTAGGTGATTGCTTAGGTGTTGTTGGTTGTAATCCACTAAGTGGTTTACCTGGTTGAGCAAATGGAGATGAACCAACAGGAGCAACAGGAAGTCTAACAGGACGTTTACCCATTAACTCTTCTCCTAAAGTTGGAAGTAAAGCTCGCATCCAAAGTTCAACGCCAGGTGTTAACCTAGCCCCAACCCGAATTAATGCATTATTTCTATCCCATCTTTCTTGAGTATTAAGTTCACCACCTACACCATCTAAGAATAAAACATCAAGAATAGAATTAGCTCCTAAAACCGCTGAAGGAACCATACCACCAAGTAATGTCTCAGCCGCACTAAGTGGCACAAAGTCAGGCATTAGTTCTTGATAGAACGCTTGGAATCCTTTTTGAGTTTGTGTATATCTATTTTGATATTTATTAATCTTAGTTTTTTCAGCTGCATTAACCGCAGAGTACACGGATTCAGCCACAAGATTACCTACAGGACTAAAGATTGGATTTCTAGTAAATAATGTTTTAATTACAGAATATGGTTGTTTTTTAAATATAAACTCATCACTCCAAGGTGCTAAAGCTGTTAAAGGTAAAGCACCAGCTGCTACCAATAATAACATATTGTAAATCATATCTAATATTGAAGAACTTACCATTAAGGCTAACCAAGTACTTTTATCCATTCTACCAGCTAATCTAAATACCTTTTGAGCTAAGAATAAGTTTGGATATTGGCGATAAAAGAAGAACATGGTTTCTAAAGCATTTGTTGAAGTAGCCGAATCAAATGAATTTGGATCTACAGTTACTATGTTTGTATATTCTTTATTAATAAAGTAAATACTTTCAATCGCTTTTTTAGCAGCTCTATTATCAATCTTTTGACCAGTACCAGTAATATATTCTCCAGACTTCCATGTAGTTCTATCAATCCAACGACCAGCCGCTTGTAAATCTAAACCCCATTTTTCAGTGTTTGTATTATCAACCACAGTATTCATATATCGGTATGCATCTAATACTTTAGTATTTAATAAACCAGATTGAATTATAATCCATGCCATGTGTGAGTTTAAAGCATTTGTACCAAATCTAGCTACTCCTGCTTGACTAAGAGCTTCTTTTAATTCAGTCATGTTAGTTACTTTTTTCTTAGTTGGACCATAACCATTTTCTACAATATCTTTTAACTTTAGTAGATTACCATTTAAAAGATTTTTCTTAACAATCCATTGTGCTTGTTCAGATAAACCTACTTGAACACTGGTTAAACCTCTATTGTTTGATTGTCTAATCCAATCTCTGATTTTTTGAATCTTACTAGCATTTTTATCAAACCTAGTATCTGCAATATGTACAACTTCTCTAGCATCTTGAATCATACGTTCTACGCCAAGTAGTAAGTTTACAGCCGCACCCCTTTGTTCAACTTGAGTCATACCTCGTTTAAGAATACCACGGCCCCAGTAACTATCCCACATAGTTCCAAATATAGTATTAGCAAATCTAAGTGGATTACCGCCATACATACTATTAATTACAAATCCTATACCGCCTTCAACCAACAATGAAGCTGTATTAAGATTATTACCATGTGCAACTCTTGTGATATCTGGACCCCATTTTGCAATAAATTCAAATACAGGATGTGCACCAATTTCTTTAATACCTAATCCTTGGTCAATCTTAATCTTTTCTTCAAGAACACTAAGTACTCGTAATAACCCAGGCTTATCATCTGTCTTAATACTATTAATGTTTTTTCTAATTAAGCTTATAAGCTTAGCAATATTTACATTCTCAACACCAGTAATTCTTTCAATAGATCTTTCTGATGTTTTCATGTATCCTTGAGTTCGTTCAATTTGATACATTCCTTTATTAACAGATGTATCAACAAACTTAGAAATCTTAGGATTCTCAAGAATTAGTTTCATATTCATAAAACCAGACTTAGACATATATTTAGCACTATTGCCAACATGACCCATAAATAATTTAGCTAACACATCTGAAGGCTTACCACTTAAAGTAACACCAGAGAATGCACTAACTTCTTGAATTCTTAACACAGAAGGAGGTACATCTTGTTGTTTTTCTGATGTTGTTAATTCACCTAATGTAGCAACATCTGTATCAATAGTACTAATAACAACTTTAGCTATTTCATCGTGTATTTTACCAAATTGTGAACCTTGTAATTTACCGATAGCTGCTCTGCCATAGGCTTGTTTAGTAATGTCTGCAAACACACGAACAAAATCTTCAGTAGTAATACCAATTCCAGGAGGAGCTGTAAAGTTATTTAAAGGATCAAACATAGCATCTACAATAATTTGAGCTTGTGCTATTGTATATGAACCAGATGCTGCTAATTCGTCTTTAATGATATTTTTAAAAGCAAATACAATACTAGGATGGCGATTGCTTAGTTCAAGGATTGAATCCCGAGTTACTACTTTAGGTAAAAGACCCATAGTGTAAATAACTGTACTGTCAATTCCTTCGCCTTTTAATAATCTATTACGAATCATTTGACTAAGTTCGGCCTGAACTAATTGTCGATCTCTTGCTTGATTTTGTTTTGCAGTTGAACTACTTGCACCACTCAATGTTTTTTTAGATCCTGTTCCTAATAAATCAGTTTCCCACTGCATTGGTATTGTTTCATTAAACCTACCATACGAACCCTGAATAAAATCTCTTAGTTCTGTTGAACTAGTATTCATAGCTAATGCAAGGTTTCTAGCAGCCGTTAAAACCTTTGGATCAGAAACCCTAGGGGTTGGTTGAGAAACACCTAAAGCTTCTTTTGCAGCCCATTCTCTTAAAGCAAGGAATTCAGCTGTATTACGAGATTCAAGGTGTAATTGATCCGTTTCATAGCTTACACGTTCAACCATACGACGAGTATACAATCTATTTGGAACAATAGATTGAGAACCTTCAGTATACTGAAATTGATAAGAATGCATACTCATAGTGTCTGAAATAATATTCATTAGTGTAGCAATAATAGGATCTGAGTTATCATAAGTAGATCCAGCTTGAGTTCCCCATACCATAGCTCTTCTAGCAGAAACAATTTTGTTTGCTGTCTCAACACCAAAAATCTTTTCAGCCATGTTTCTGGTTAAACCACCTATAGTATGATCAGCTCTTGCGTTTACAGATGCTCTTTCTAAACCTCTGTTAACAACAGTTTGAATAATTTCTAGTTCTTCATTAGTAGTAGTTGGTCTAAAATCAGGAGCAGACATTCTATTATTTCGTAATGTAGTATATGTACTTTTATCTAAAGTTACGCCATATGCCTCATTACGTCTTTGTAATTCAAGGAATCTATCTTCATCTGGTTTAGTACGAACACCCATTGCTGACAAAGTACTTAATTCAGTTTCTTCTGTACTAGATAAAGGTTCTAATAAGTTAGATACCATAAACAACTCTTGATTCTTGTTATTAACGTATATTTGTCTAGCTTCAGTAGCTGTAAAACCAAACATACTATCTACAACCTCAAATAAATCATTTCTAAGTTTTTCGTCTAATTCACTTAAGCCAACTCCAATACCAATAAGTTCATCTTGAACAGCAAACAAAGCAGCTTTCCATTTATTATTAGCTTCTACTGATCCACGATTTCTTGATTGTAAAAACTTCATGAGTTCAGTATTGTTAAATGTTTTTTGTACTAATACCCAAGCACCCCATTGAGCTGCAAATTCTTCAGGATGGCTAAGGTAATGTTGAACATCATCATCAAATCCAATGTATTTTTTGCCATTATTCATAGCTAACAACATTGTTTCAATGGTTGCTTTTCCACTCTTAGAATTAAAGATAGAAATAATACGATTCCATTCTGAACTATTATCACGAATAAAAGCCATTCTAGCAATATGAGCCACTTCGTGAGCAAAAACACGAACTTGATCTACTGTACCCATATTCTTAAGAATATTAGTATTAAGTCTAATTACAAATTTATCTTCTTGTTTAATAGCCGATCCTGCAATATTAGAGGATGTGTCTATTGCTGTAATAGAAAGCAAAGGTACAAGGTTTGGGTTAGATTTAAAAATACTAGCAACCATGTAACGGTAAAAAACCGCAGTTTCTTCACTAATAGTTTTACTAGCAACTAAGTTATCAATTTGATTAAGAATAACATTTCCATCATCACCAGGAATAACTGTATCGTAATGTTCTGGATAATATGCCCCAGTAATAATGTCTTGGTGACTAAGTGCTGGATATGCTGGAACTTCAAAAGCTTTTTGGCGACGTAATAATGATTTAGCTTCTTCAATAGCCAAAGCTTTTAATTCAAAATCAACATCTGTTGAATAACTACTAGGTGTAGTTCCCATACTACGAACAGTTCTAAAATGTCGTCCTGGTTTGACTGTATAAGATGGATTACTAATAGTTGGAATATCTCTAACTCCAACACCTTCTTTTTGCTCTAAGGTTTTTAAAGCCACAGATAAATATGGATTTTTACCTTTAGTTGGTGAAAACTCAATTTTTTCAATGATGTCAAGTAACTTTTCTGCTTCGTAATAAATCTTTTCAAAGTCTTCTTGACTTAGGGTATCAACGCCCATTACTTCTTCAACTAAAACTTTATACGCACTCATACCTAAATCTTTAGCATTAGACTTTAAAAAAATTAAATAAGAAACAGGTACAAAATTAGGAGTTAATCCGTTGTAAAACTCTTCAAGAATTTGTGTTTCTTTTTTTAAAGTAACATATCTTTGACCTAACTTTATAGCCTTATTAATTCTAGAAGATATAGCTGCTTTAAATGGATTGAGGTTTTTATATTTAGGATTAGCTGGGGTTGTTTCTGTTTCTTCACCAGTTTCATAAAAGTAGTATTCAGAGTCAAAGGGATTAAGGGTTAATCCATGTTCATCTCGTAATTCTGATTGTCCAGTTGTTACTAAAAGACGTAATGGCTTATCAGGATTCTGTAGTCGTTGTAGTATTTCAACTTCTTCTGCTACATCTTGCTTTAGTGTTTGAGCAAAATCAATAAACGATTGTGATCTTAAAGTATCAACATTAGTTCTTGAGCCTAAATACTTATTAGTTTGAACAGCCAATTCTACTTTTGTCCATAAGCCATTATTTTCAGAACTAACCAAGATTCGTTTTAAATCTTCGGCTGTTAACATGAAATGAGCTTGTTGTGGTCCTTGGCGAGTACGATTTACAATAACATCCCCAACTCCTCTACGAGTCATAACCATAGCAGTAGTAGAAGGATTATGTGCTGTAATTTTAACTCTAGGGCTTCCATCTGGGTTAGTCTTTGTAACGTTAGATCCCCATTCTAATGTAACGTATAGATTTAAATTGTTTGCGGCTGAGTCTAATAAAGCATCATCTTTTAATACTGCCTGTAAAATTTCAGCATTAAGCTCTGGATTTAAATCACTGAGGATAACAAAACCTTGTGGATCTGTTGAAATACTAGTTATCTTACCCTTTTTAACGTAATCCTTTGCAATTTCAGTTGCTCGTCTTTTAACAACATCATTAGCAAGTACTTCCATAATAAGTAATGCAACATCGTGTCCTTGAACATAGTAAGGTTTAACAATAGTTTCTGCATCTTTAAGTACATCTACAGACTGATCTCCAAGTACTTGCAATTGTGTAGGCGATATACCAAACTTTAATGTATGTAATTCAGTAATACCTAATTGAGCTAAAACACGCATAGCATCTAAGTATAACATGTTTTTACCAGATTTAGTTTTAAACTTAGTTGGATCAACTGCTATTGCTTTTTGGAAACTAAGAATACTTCGTTCAGACCCCTTAGCATCACGTTGGAACTTAGTAAGTTTAAACAAATCTAAAACAAGATTTCTATGTTCCATTCGTAAAGCTTTTTCTTGTACGGAATCTAAAACAAAACTATGTAATCTTCTTGTAAGTTTACGGAGTTTATTATGAATTTGGTAGATTAAATACAATCTAGCATAATCTCTATCTTTCATAAGTTGATCATAACCATACTCAATTGCAAACATATCTAATGTATTTTGCATATTAGCAGTTTTAACCAACATTGTTGGTTCATGGTCTAACATCATTTCTGGTAATGAATCGGCTGTAACTGGGATATAAGCAACCTGATCAGGATCATAAATACTAGAAGTAGAAGCTTTTTCATTAAGAACTTGACTGAGAGATGGTTTTTCTTGTTGAACTTTTCTAATATTAAATAGATTTCTTCCAGCTTTTGTTCTCATTTGTCTAGATTGGTGGTGTATTGAATATAGACCATGTACAATAGCATCGTTAAAATCATGGTCAGCAATTCTTGGGATAAATCCACCCAAACCTTTAGCGTCTTTCATAGTCATCATTACACCTTCTTCGCGTAATAAGACATCTGGAGCTAAAACTCTTAGTGTTTCGCGTTTATGGAAAGGAACCGAATTGCTTTCAATCGCATCATCAATATCTTTTTCACTGATATCTACAACAAAACGCTCAATTTCTTCTTCGGTATACTTAGATCCATCTGCTTTAGTTGAGTTTTTATAGACCATTCTTTGTTGATCTTGATAAACTTTTTTATATGCCTCTCGTAAATCACCACCACGTTTAACTCTATGGCTAAAAGTACGTTCTTCTTGTGATCTACTTTCCCACGCCTTAAAAAAGTTTTCTCTACTTTCTGTTTCAGAAGCGTTATAACCTAGAAACTCAGGATCATAGTCTGTAGCTAACATTAAACTATATTGTCTAATAGCTAAGTCTTGTGCTTTTTTGAGAGCATCTTCTCTAGACATAGCACCAAGTGGATTCTCAGTAAGTGTCCACATGCTACCTAATGTAGTATCTCCCATATCCAAAGAACCATCATCATTATAAACTAATCTTAAACCTTTAGATAGATCTGTTCCATGTAGGTTAGTTAAGTAGTTACCAGGATAATACATACGTCCAGTTGTTGTACCTATGCCAGCAGACATAAAGACTACATAGTTTTGGAACATAAGATCGTCTTGTGCAATATATCTACCTGTTTGAACCTGATGACCTAATAAAGCCTGGTTAGTTGTATTTAAGCTATAACCCGAATTTTGAACTTTATTTAAGAAAAGCAACGTAGCTTGAGCAGCATATTGCTTTTGTCCACCCGCTAGGATAATGTTAATTTCATTGTCAATTTCAGACCCAAGTTTATACGGAGCTTCTTTTGGTTTTCCTTGAGATTGGTTATATTCTTCTAATCTTGCAATTGCTTTATCAATTCTTGTCTTCCATTTTTTAAGTAATTGATCTGTTTTTTCTTTTACTAGTTGTTCAGTTACTTGTTCTTTTGTTAGTCCAGTTTCTTCTAGTGTTTTGTTTTCTAATCTTAATTGAATGTCTGATGGTTGTATAGATAAACGAGCAACATATTCAATTCGTGCTCTAATAGCACCATGAAGTACATTTTGTGTAATCATGGCATTAGTCATTTCAGGATGTAACTTACTTAAATTAGTCATATCTAGTTTATATTTACTAACTAATTCTTCAGTATCTCCAGTCATTAGCTTAACAAGCTCTTGAGATTTACTTGCATCTAAATCTAATATTTGATCAATTAAACGACCATTTTGTTTTCCAGCTGCGGAAGTAAGTAACCAAGCTAAAAGCTCAATATCAGAATCACTTAAATCTCCAATATCAGGATTATTAACATCTCCTGTTTTATTTGCTTTTTTACGTCTATTTTTTAAATCCTTTGCAACTGCACTAAAACCACCAGAGTAAATAATAGGAATTACAACACCCTTAAAGAAAGTTCTAGCGTCTGAGTTTGGGCCATCTCCTGTAGATAATTGATTTTTACTAAGAATAGCTAAGACTTTATCTAATTGCTGTAGTTTTTTAGTCTTTTGTTGTGATGAATCTTTATTATTTCTAATTTTATCTTTTAGTAATTCAGCATTAGATAAAGTTTCATCAAAAGTTTTTGAATAATAATCTACTAACTGATCTTCAGTTACAGTCATTCCATTATTTAGTAAAGTAAATAACTCATTTAAAAGACTGCGTTTTCTTGTGCTTGGAAAAAAGGCTTCTTGTGCTGCTACAAGGTGGTGAATACCGCTAAACTTATCATCAAAGTAAGAAGATTTAGAATAATTAACACCCTCTCTTCGTGCTTTAGCCCCTTCTTCTAAAGCTTGTTTTAGAATCTCTGGAGTAATGTCTACAATGCCATATTTATCCTTACCAGAAATCATATCCTCATATCGCTTAACAAGTTCTTTATTACCAGAAGCTTTGGCTTCTCGTAGATATTCTTGTAGTTGTGCTTCTGTTGGTCTAAATTTCTGAGGATACATCACCATAAAGCCCAATAGTGGATGGATGCCAGACCATGTAGCCTGGGCTCCAGAACCACCAGCAGACTTACCAGGATCAACCATATAAGTATTGTTCTCTAGTTGGGTATTAGAACCTGGAATGTAATTACGCGAATCGTGAACGTATGTTGCAATAAGCTGTGGCAATTCCGCAGCAACTTCCAAAGACATTTGGATAGATTCTTCCATAGTAGGAATAGAAGTAAAAAGATCTTTGTTATTTACTGGATTAATTAAATTAAACAATTGAACACGACCTTGCTCAAGTCTTCGATCATCCAAAGTTTCCATATACTTTGAAAACTCTTCTTTAACCGTAAAAAGTTCTTGTTCAATTTCTTTTAGTTTAGTTGGATTGTCTTTATTCTTTTCAATTTCATTTTTAAGTTCTAATATTTTATTCTTAAATTCGACAATTCTATTTGTTTTAATGAACTCCATAAATCGAGTTCTATCTTTATCACTCAAATCTTTAGTAAGAATGTGTTGATATCGTTGTCTTAGGGCCCAGTCACTATAGGTTCTTTCTTGCTCATACATACTGAGTGGAGCAAAGAATGAAACATTTTGACGGGTAAGTGGCAAGTATTGTCTTTCTTCGATGTTATTTTCAATATCTAAGATATCTAATTCTTGTGAATCCGTAGCTTTTTCTTCTTTTAGTAAAGCAGCTGTTGTTAATGGAAAGTCAATATTTTGAGTTAAAGTATTACCTTCTCGCACAAACCCAAGCATTACTTGAGCAAATCCTCTACCCAATTGAGTTGATGATATATAATCAAACTTACCATTTCCAAAATCTACAAAAGAATATTCTTGACCATTAAACGTTTTGTTTGCAAACTCAAACAATTTACGAACATAAATACCAGTTTTTTCTCCTGCTTCTTGCTTTCTAAATCCAATATCTAAAGCAAACTGAGCAATAACTTTTTCTGGTTTACGTTTATACGCTCGTAAGGTTTCAAACACTTCCTTAATAGCTTCTCTAACATAAACTTGCGAATCGGCGTTAAGCAACGGAGTAACCTCTCCAGTTACATCTTGAGATTGTTTAATAATAAAAAGTCCGCCATTAGCTTCGCGTTGTTGTTGTTTAACTTTTAAATAAGCAGCATGATTACGTTGAGATAATTTCATAGAAAGTTCATAACTACGATCTCTTTGATTTGGAGTAGCCACTAAACCAGTTAAAATATTATTTAACTCATTTGGGTTTAACTCTTCCATTGCAGTAAACATAAGATTAGAAGCAATAGATTGAACTTTAGATAAATCATACATACTTTCTCTATTAGCGCCATGTCCTCTATATTCTCTTAAATTAGAAAGTACTTGAATATCAAATAAAGATGAAACACCATTATAACTAGAATTTGTTTTACCTGGGTTTTGGTTTGTTTTTCCATCCATCCAAAGTGGAGTTGCTTCTTCTATATAAACTTCACTTTCAACATTAGAACTATTTTCAACCATTACTGTTTCATTTGCTTTTACTTGAATTGCTAACAAAAGCATAATAGGGGCTGCACTATTAAGTTCAGCATGTTCAACATATAAAGTTCTATTTCCATCGGCAACTGCATTAGCTGTTTCAACCTCACTAGGCAAAGGTTTACTTGAAGATTTATAAGCCATTGACATTCGATCTAAAGCTGGAGGATTATACCTTGAGAATCCTGTTGTAATAGCGCCTTTAAAACCTAGCATAGCTGTGTCATGTAGTCTTAAACCAATTCGTAAACCAAGTTTAGAATCTTTAGCTTGTAGGATTAAAGCTTCTAGATTACCATCTGGTTGTAAAGCACCGTGAGTTACAACTTTAAAACCATTATTCATATCTTCTTCAACCATAGAAAGAAACTGTTTTGCTTCTTCTTGGGTAAGTGGTTTACCAGGACCCTCACTTGATTCAATAAATTCATGGGTTTCTGTAATGGTTTTGGTTTCAGACTGTACTCTAACTGTTTTAGAAATGCCAATAATTTTACCATCTGCATTTGTAATAAATGACAAACCAATTAAGTTTCTAAAATCACTTTTAAAGTCTTCTCTATTTTCTGGAATTCGTTGGAATGTATTTTCATCAAAACCATAATTTAAGAGCATTTCTCTTAAGGCCATTCTTCGTTGATGGTCATTTTCAAAAGTAAACTCATCGTCATAAAGAACTGCTTGTGGATCGTATAAAGCACCTTCAAACAAACTAAATAAACTTTGAGCATCTGTTCCTAAAGCAGAAACTAAAGCCCATTCAGGAATTAATCCATTAAACTTTGGAAGTTTACTAAGTGTATTTAATCTTCCAATTGTTCTTTGTAGATCAGAGACTAGTTTAACCCTATCTTCTTTTTTATTTCCATCATAAGCATATCCTGGTTGTTGTGTTAAAGCTTCTTCTCTAGTTCTAGTAACTGGTTGAGGGTCGTCAGGAGATACGTCTGTAATTAATTGACGATCAGTGTGCTTAACCATGTCAGAAATAATTCTACCTTCTTCTGATTGATAGCTTGTATCATAGATAGACTCTTCTTGTAGCTTTTGCCAAATATCAAAAATTCTTAAAACTTCTTCTTTAGAAATAGTTTCTTTAGTTTTTTTATTTGGTTCTTTAGTTTCAGGATCTTTCATAGATTCTGTAAACTCAGCTCTTACGGCTGAAATAATAGCCGCTTCTTTACCAAACAAAGTTTCAACTTCCTGCCTAGTAAATTGATAATCATCAGCTGTTTTTTCTATTGTAGTTTTTACAAAGTTAATGTTATTACGGACTGTTTTTGTTTTTTGTAACAAATCACGAGCACTGGCTAAATACCAGTCTTGACTTGGAGTTGCACTGTATATTAAACTCTGAACGTAATCTAAGTCTGTATTTTCAGCATCTAGTTTTTTTAACTCTAAATGTAATTGTTTAATCTTTGCGTCAATACTAGCAAGTCTTTCTTTAGATTTACGATCTAAACCATTTAACATTTTAGCATTTAGTTTCTGTAATCTATCACGAATTTCCGCTGCTTGTACATCTAATTCTTCTATTTGTTCATTTTTAGATGCTTGATCGTCATCTGAGTTTGATACTTGTTGTTTAGCGTCACGAATATTTACTAATTCTTTTCGTAGTCTTGTTAACTCAGCTTCAAACTTTTTAACTTGTTTATTATAACTTCCATCTCCAGTAGCCTTTAAAGCTTCTAATAAAGATAATTCAGCAAAGATTCTATCTCTTTTATTTTGATGTTTTTCAATTGCATTCCAATCAATCTTTAGATTACTAGCTATCTTTGCAGATTTATGTAAAGATTTAATTAGTTTGTCAATTCGTTCTACTGTTTTTGTATCGCCGTTTCGTTGAGCAACATCTCGTTGGTGTTCTAATACAGTTATAGCTTCTACAGTTACTTCTGATTTTTCTGAAGTTGCCATACTAACAAACATTTTAGCTCTTTCAATAAGAACTCTATTACCACCACCTAAACTATTTTGAGCTTTTTCAGCAAGTACAAAAAGTCTAGATCGTTCGGTTGAATCTAAATTTTGATAGGTATTTTTACCAGGTTTTAAAGCTTTGTCTAATAGTACATTTAACTCTGTAGCTTCATCTGGACTAAGTTTAAGGTTTGCTGTTTTTTCGTCTAAATAAGATTGAAACTGATTAACTATACCAGAATAGGTTTTTTCTAAGGTTTTTAAAATAGAAATAATAGTATCTTGTCGAACCTTAGGATCGGTAATGCCCTCTACTTTAGTATTAATCATTTTTTCAAGTTGTTCTAATTTTTCTAAACTTAGTGCACATTTAATTTGACTCATATTTTTAATCCTTTTTTATGAACAAGAATCTCTTAAGAAAGCTTCCATATCTGATAAATCTTCTGGTTTTATATCAATAGAGGCTACAGTATCACTTTCTACTTTTAGTCTTTCGGACAAAGCCAATGCAGAAATTTCTGTTGTTGTAGAAACAGAACTAATGCTTTCACTAATTTTAGGAGTTTCGGGAGTAGCCTCAGGAGTCACAGGAGTAGCCTCAGGAGTCACAGGAGTAGCCGAAGGAGTAACCTTAGGAGTAGCCTCAGGAGCCCCAGGAGTAACCTCAGGAGTAGCCTCAGGAGCCCCAGGAGTAACCTCAGGAGTAGCTTTAGGAGTAGCCTCAGGAGTAACAGTAGGAGCTGATTTAAACTTTGCTCTTGCTTGTTTTGCAAGAATAAAAAATGCTTTTGCTGTAAGAGTATCTGGATCAAGCCCTAGTTTTCTAGCTTCATCAATAATCCAAATTATTTGATTTGTCTCACTATCTGTAAAAGCCTTTAAACCTTCACTCATTACTTCAAATTCAAAATCCATACCACTACCAAAAAAATCTTTACCTGATTGGTTAGTTTTAAGAGCTTTTTGTACTTGATCAAATACAAACCCAGTTCTAGGATTCTGTTCTAAAGTTTTAAAAAGATACTCTTCTTCTTGATCAGCGTCTGTAAGAGACCCTTCGTTATCCGTGTCTTCGTCTTTAGTTTTAATACTTGATTCTGGTTTTGTTTCTACAGTTGGTTTAATAGAAATACCGCTTACTCCTAAACCCACACCTTTTAACCTAGTCGCTGGTGTATTCGTTTGTTCTTTAAATTTAGTAGCTAAATCCGATAAGAATTTTTGATCTTCTTCAGAAATAAAAGTTCCTTCCATTGCTGCTTTTCGTTCTTCATCAGACATAGAACCAAAGACTTTAACTTTAACAGCATCTTCGCGTTCTTTAAGTTTTTGAGCAAATTCTTCTTGCTGTTCAAGTGTAGTATTTGTTAAATCAAAAGATTGTTCTACACCATTAGGTTGGGTAGAAGGTGCAAACATTTCTTTTGCAGTATTACGAAAAAGTACAGCATTTAAACGTTTAAGAAGAACATCTTTATCTTCTTCTTTAATCGAATCATTACTCATAATAGAATCTCTAGCTGCTAAATAAGTAAGTGTTTTCCACTCATCAGGATTAATTGTAGAGTTACCTGTTTTTGGGTCTTTTGTTCTTTCATGCATACCTAACAAAGATTTGGTAAGATTTCTTCTCATATCGGAAGAAACTTGAGATTCATTACCATCTGCCATACTAGTTAAAATATCTTCAACAAATTGGTTTGATCCTCTTTGAAACATAAAGTTACCTAAACCAGTTGAAGTTCCAAAGTCATCTAATCTGTAAGCTAAATCAATAGCTGCTACCCTAAAATCAACTCTTTGTTCTAGTGTCATACCCTCTAAAGTTTCTGCGTTTAACCCAGATAAAACACCAACAGATGTTTCTAATCTTCGTCTAATATCTTTAGGTAGGTTATTAAATACAGCGACTGCTTTTTGTTTTCCAAAATTACCTAACTTTTGTGTTAGTTTTACATCAAACATATCTAAAGCTTTTAATTCTCGTTGGGTTACTGCTCTTGTAGCATTAGTCCAATTTGAACCAACGTTTAAAGCACCACCCAATAAAATTTCGCCAATACCCTCTTCAACCATGTTTTGACCTAAAGCAGACCATGAAAATGAATTATCAAAACCAGCTGATAAAACTTGCCACTGTCGAATACCATCTTCTGCTGCTCCTTGAATTGATCCATTAATTATAGATCTAGCTGAATATTTTAGACCAGTTTCAGCAAGGGTTTTCCAACCCGATTTGTATAATTGATCAAATGGTGTTTCTTTAGCTACATATAAATACTTACCAACTTTAGTTTTTTTTGTAAGTTGTAATAAACTTTCACCAAGATTATGTGGAGCAAATTTATTAACATGACCAGCTACAGAAGAAATCCTAGCTATAGTTTTTAAACCTATATTTGATGTTTTACCAAGTTTTTTTGTGGCTAAACCTACTCTATTAATATAACGAGCTGCATTATATGAGTCTAAGAATGCTGCGGTTCTAGCAACTGCTCTGGTTGTTCTAGTAACCCTAGCTGTTAAACTCGCAAGACCAGTTGTTGTAGCTGCAACACCAGCAGCCGATGCACCCAAAGAAAGACCCACTGTTGGACCAGCTGCTGCACCACCTAAAGCAGTTAAACCAAAACCTAACGCAGTTAAACTTATTTCTGCTACTGTATCGTTAGAGTTTAAAGAATCTCTAAAAATAGGTGCTACTAAATCAAAAGTTACTCTTGAAAAAGCATTTGAATTATCATTATAAGTTTTACTAATAATAGCTGTAGCATATCCATCAATTGCATCTGCAATAAAATATTTAAACATCTGAGGATTATAAGCTACTTCTTCACTGGTTAATTGCTCTTCGGTTAACTGCATTTGATCAAAAAGAACATAAGCAAGTTGTGGAGCATTTTGTTTAATTAACTCTACTGCTTCTTTTGGATTCCAATCTTCTGGTTTGTCTGCTTCTCTCAGATAATCATATATACTTTTACCAGCCCAACCAATATCAGTAGATGCACTTATAGAAAATAAAGTAGGACTTATATTAGTTGCGTAATCTAAGAATTGTTTAGTAGTTGGATCTTCTTTAAACCATTCTTTTAATTTAGAACTATTTTCTGTAGCCTCTTCCCAAAGTTTACCTTTTTTACCACCACGCCAACGAGTTGCCATATAAAATAAAGTTTGAGCATTAGTACCTATAAGTTCGCTTACCTGTGGAGCTGTAGCATTAACATCTTGAATCTTACCATAAAGAGAACCACGAGCTGCTGTAACATTCCAAAAGTAACTTAATGAACTATTACTTGCTTTTTCTGGGTCTACTTGGGTTACATCTCCAAGTCCTAAAGCAACGGTTAAAACGCTGTTATTAAGATTTCCTTCTAGTTGAATTGCTTGATAAGCTTCCCATGTTTTTAATTGGTCATCTTCTAAACCTTGTTGTTTTTGTAAAAATTTAGAATGGCGGTCTACAAGTTCTGCTTTATTTTTTATTTGTTCTTTTAAAATATCTGAAGAATACCTATATGGTATTTGCTGTTGTTGAGCAAATGCTTCAAACTGATCAGTAAGATCTTTGTTTAAATCATCTTCTGATTTAAGTTCATTACGCATTGCATTCATTATGGTGCTTTGCGGTGTTTGAATTTTAAATAAAGATTGTTGAATCATTGCTTCTTGTTGTTGCTGATCTTGTGGATAATTTAACTGAAGTAAATTATCTTTATCAACCGTTAAAGAAGGGTTAAAACTTTGATATTGAAAACCTGTTGATGGAAATCTTGACATGTTTACTTTAGTCCTTTACTAAAAGTTAATTCTTTTTCCAATTCAAGTTGGAAATCTGTTAACTCTTTTTTCCGTTTTTCTTTTTCTTTAAACTCTTCTAGTTTAGGATTTGATGTAAACTCAAGTGGTTTATTCCAAATTCTATTAGGAATATGTAACATTGGTGTTCCATTAAAGTTTTCATTTATCCACGAAAACGTAAATCCCATAGAATTAACCCTACCTACAGACTTTTGTTGAACTATTTCAGAAGATCCTTTAGTTAGGTTACTTGTATTAAACGTGTTATCTGGATTTCTTGTGTATAGGTTGTTTGGTCTTATAAAACCAGGTAAACCATCGTCTTCTAGTGCTCTATTAATTTCTACTAATGCATCAAACATGGTGGGTTGTTCTAATCCAGTTTGTATTGCTGTGTTAACTCTAAACATTAAATCTGGTGTATCTTGTGGATCGGTAAACTGTAAGTGTTGAATGTAAGGCGATAACATTGTACTTAAGTGATTTGAGTCTGGTTTGCTTTCTAATAATATAGTACCCATTTTATAAGGAACACCGTTTTTACTAACTGGCTTATCTTCTATAATTTCGAAAGTAGGTTTAAATCTTGAATTAGCTTCCCATATATATCCATTGGGATTAAGTGGATCTTTTCCATGTTGGTTTAAATAATTTGTTAAATTAACAACACTGTAACTAGTATCAGCTGTTCCTCTAGTAACAGAAAACATTGTAGTCATAGAAGAAGGACTATCTTGAACTAAAGTTTTATTTGCATATGTATCATTATAACCAATAGTATAGTTACCTTGATCAATTGCTGCTGTTTCATATCCTGCGTGAATTCCCATTAAACCACCCAAGAATCCTAAAAATTCTGAGGTTTTGTTTTTACCTTCAGATAATGGAAAACTTGACGAATCAATTCCAATATTTGGATTTGTTGCCATGCTAACTGCATTACTAAATCCCCTATCTTGCTCTAATTCAAATCGTTCTAAAGCTATAAAAGCTAATCTAATTAACTGATCTGAGTCAAGGTTTTGATTAGTTAAATCTATAGATCCTTCAAGAAAACGGGTTTGTAACTCCATTGCAAATACTTCTTTAGTCATGTTTTCTGGAACAAGTCCAGATTTTTGAAACAGTACAAAAGCTAAATTTGGATTCCATTCTGGATCTTTTGGTGATAAAGTTTTGCCATCAATAATTGTATTAAGTTGTATATTTAAATCTTCAGGAGTATTTTTTATATCATTAATATTTATTTCATTTGGGTCTGAAATACCTAAAGATTCTAAACTAGGTTGAGTTATTGCAGCTCGGGCAAAGAGTATTGGAGTAAATCTAACTGCATTTGCTTGGTTAAATTGATCTTGAGTTGCAGCTGTTCTAACAAATATACTTTGAGCTGGATTTGAACTATCTCGTGACCACGAAGAAAAAACAAACGGTAAAGCTTGAATATAGGATGCTTGTGCTCTAAAGTCAGGACTACTAAAATACTCTATAGCTTCTTGCATATTAATTCCACTACTTCCATTAGCAATCATAGCAATACGATCTACAAACCAACCAGCTCCACTCGAAGCTGGTAAAATACCTCGTTCTTGAATCGCTCTATTTAAACCCTTACCAAACATAACAAAACCCAAATACGGTAAGACACTAGAAGGATTTTTTATAAAATCATCTGGATTATTATTAACACTAATAGCGTTTATCAATGATTCAGTTGTAGTTCTTATTTGTTCGTTATGTTGAACTCCAGTTACTCGTTGATCATCAGCACGTCCAGATCTATAAGCAAAAGTGTAAGCCGATGCAAGCCAATTAAAACTATATTGCGATAAAGTACCATCAGGATTTAAAGCCTTTTCGTTACTAAACTGTCCATTAAAACTAAAACCACCAGTTAAAACAGATTTTTCATAATTTTTAAAAGTTCCATTAAAATCTGCTCTTGCTTTTTCAGTATCAAACTCTTCGTTTGGTTTATTTAATTTATGCTGAGATTCTTGTAAACCAATCCACTGTGATTCCATCATAATTCTAGCTTCACTCATAGCTACTTGCAAACCATAAACTCCACTCATAAGTCTTTCGGCTAGTTCTTTTTCAGATGGAATTTCACTCTTTTGCCATTCATTAAGCTTACCTAATAAATCAACTTGAGCTTTTTGAACAGGATTTAATTCTTCATAATTAATAGTTCCATCTGCGTTTTTTGGAAGTGATTCTGTGTTTTGAAACGCCTCATAAATCGGTACTAATAACTCTTTAATTTCTCTAGTAGTTGGATCTTCAGCAAAAATAGACCGACCTTCAATAAATGATAAAACCAAATCCCCACCTGTTTCACTGCCGCTAACTGGATCAGTAATGTCTATATTAAAGGTTTTTAATTTATTATTTAGTTTTGAGGCATGTTCATTTCTCTCTTTAATGTTTTTATCTAATGCCTCTTGTTGTTTTTCCTGAGCTACATTTAATTGTTCAGTTAATGATCTACCTATATCAATAGCTTTTAATTCTAAAGCAAAAGCTTGTTTAGCAGATGTTTCTAATTGTTGTCTATTTGACCCATACATAATAGCAGCAGCATCAACTCTTTGTTTATCTGCTGGAGACAATCCCATATACCACATGTCTAGATTAAAATCACCTTTAAAATCTTCCCCAGATTCTAAAGCAGTAACATAAATAGATCTAAATAAATCTAAAGGAAGATTATTTCTTTCAGCTCTAGTTTGTATAGCATCAGTAGTAATTTGTTCAATACGACGAAGATCACCATGTTGTTCCATTACAGCCATAACTCTATTTGTTTGTTGGTCTTGTTCTGTGTAGTAAGTTTTATTTGCTTCTTGAATTTCTTTAGAAGAAGCTATATAAGCATTAACAGAACTTCGATATCTTTTAATTACGTCTGGAATATTATCTACTCCATATAGTCGCATTAAATTATTGGCTGTAGCAGGATCAGTTAAAGCCTCTTCTAAAACAAAACCAGCAATTGTTTCGATTTGTTTGTTTGGAGACATGTTACCTAGATATGTTGATTCACCATGTTTAAAGTTATCTAAAGTAGGGAATTCTTCATATAAAACTGAATTTAAAGGAATTCCTCCACCATTCCTAGTTACTTTAGTTTTTAAAGCTTGTGTAGATGTATCGTATCCTTGTTTCCAAATAGAACCAGCTGCTGCCGCTACTGCATTAGTTTGCTCTACGTTTGATACTCCAGAGTAAGGAGTAAAACTAATTACAGATTTAAAGAAGTTTGTTTTAGAAGAATCCCATAAAACGGGGTCCATCATTCTAGTGTTTGCTAAGTTTAATGACTGAGAAGCAGCATTTCTTCTTTCTTCAATATGGGTTATAGACCTAATATTTAAAACGTGTTCCGCATGTTGCATAGCAATTTTTGGAATTGCTCTTTGTAGTTCTAAAAGAGTATGAGGCTGGTACTGATTTGGATTATTTTCTATTAGTTGTTTATTGTAAAAATTAATTAACCTACTAGCAACTTCTCTTTGATTTGACCCAGCAGGAATACTAGGAAGAATATCCTTATACAAAACTGCATAACGATCTCTTAATTCAGCAGATTCATCTGAATTACTTTGAGCAATGGTTTTAGCAATCTCTAAAGGAGGTAGTTGAAGGATTTCACTAAGTGATTCTTCTAATGCTTGCTTTGCTGTGCTATCTTCTTGTAATTGATATTGTGAAAGGTTTTCTTGTTGTTGGGCTTTAAACCAGTAATTACTAGTAGCTGCTGGATATTTTGAAGAATAATAAGCATCAAATTCCATTTTAGCAGTAGGAGAATTTTGATTTAATCTACGGCTATTTTTTGGATCTGCAAAAAACAAAGAAGCTTCTCTTTCATATCTACCAGCTTCAAAAGAATCTTGAGCTTCACGACTACCAAAAGAAGCATAGGCTTTAGTATTTATTTCATCAATCCACGTTGAACCAGATAAAGGAGTCCATACTTCTTTTATATAGTTATTCCACTCATCTAATTTTTCTTCGGGATTTAGGTATTTTTTTGTCTTTGTGGTTTTATCGTCAACACTTTCAGCATAATCACTAGCAAAGATTTGATTAAAACGTTCTCTAGCTGCTTCTATTTTTCTTTTTTCAATTTGTCCCAATACTTGACCAAAGTTATCAAGTCCTTGTTGAGTACCTTGTGCAATTTCTGCCAAAGAAGAATACATAGCTTCTTCACTAGTAGGTCCAACTTGTTGAGTAGGAGCACCTAATTGAACCTGTCCACCTTGAAATGAGCTTTGTCTAAACTGAGGAGTTCCAGGAGACACTTGTTGTAAGGGGATATTTTCTCCGACATTTAATAATTGTTCAATATTTCCTCTTGACATAATTATCTCCTATAAAGACTAAACATTTGTGGTTGTCTACTTAGTGTAGAGCCAGAAGCTGTAGATGTAACGTTATAACCTGTGGGTGCTCTACTTACATCAGTTCCAAATTTATTTACTTTAGGAGTACTGGCTGTAGTCGTAGAACCCATTTTATCCATAGCTCCCACAGCAGCACCAGCCACAGCTCCACCAATTTGCACTAAACCAGAAATCATACCACCAGCTTCAGCTGCACTTGCATCACCTAGTGTTGGAGCTTCATCATAAAGTTGAATATTAGGCATAAATATATTTTCGGTTTGTTGGGACATCATGGCATTAAATTGTTTATTAATTTCGTTTTTTTGTTGTTCAATAGCAGCATTGGCTTGTCCTGATTTATCAATTGCATCTAAAGCTTGGCTTGTAGCTAACATAGCATAAGCGCCACTCGAAGAAGAGATACCTTTATTCATTAAAGCATTTGTTAAAGCTGCTCTTTGTGAACTTAAAGAGTTAGCCATTTCAGTTTGAGCTATTGTTCGATTAGCGTCTAAAACATTCATTGCATCATACTGGTAAGCATAGGCATTTTGAGCAATAGCTGAGTTACGCTTTAGTTGTTGAGTAAAAGCATAAGTAGATTGGAATTGTTCTCTTGCATTTGCAAATGTTTTTTGAGAGTTACTAGCAATCCAGTTACGCATAGCTTGTTCGTTTTGAGCTCGTATAGCAGCACCTTGTGCTTTGCCTCCAAAGATTGAACTAAGACCACCAGCAACAGCTCCACCAATAGCTAACATTGTCATTGGTTCCATGTGTTATCTCCTTACCAACCCCATTGTTTATTAGAGTTTTTTGATTTCTTTTTTTGATTTGTTGCAACCACTCGGGTTGCTCCAGAGCAAGGAACATAATCACTGGCTCTAAAATTATTAGCCCAGTCTTTAACTCTTTTTTCCCATTCTTTTTGTTTAATATCTTCGGATGCCTTGCTTGTATCTAAAGACATATGCGATTTATAAAACTCCACAGCAGCAGATAACACATCCACCCGATCATCATGCTTTAAGGCTCCTCGGCCCCTGTGTAGTCTTGTAATTTGCATTTGATTGTTTTGATCTTTAATTGCTTTTCTAGATATAACCAATCTATGCATTGCCATTACAGGCTCAAGAGTAGATATAATTCTTAATTCTTTTTGGCCTGTAACTCTATATTCTTCTATACCAACCCTACCACAATGTTGGATTAGGAATGGTGTAAGTACTTTAGTAAACAAACCATCACCAAAGTTAGACTCTACCCTAACTAGGGGAATCTGATATTCATTAACTAATTTAGCAATTTTCATTAAAGTTCCATCATCATAGCCACCACTAATGCCTATTAGTTCGTGTATAAAAATAGTTCCACTTAGGACAGATGCTACACAAAGTCCTGTTTCGTCTGTACCTCGTCCACTTGGGTCAATACAGAGATGCATGTGTTGATACTTAAGGTAGTTATTAGACACATGCATAGGAACTGGAACTATATCTCCTGCGATTCCAAACACAGGAATTCCTGGCATTGGGTTCTGACCTTGCCATACAATTTTATCTGGACCTACCTCTGGATCTACATCTAATACCACTAGGTCCCGTAACTTAAGAGGATATCTATCTTGGTCCGCTAAGCTGGTAATAAGCTTGTATTGTAAAGCATAGTGACTAGGGCCGATTTTAGCCGATCTGGAGGCAAGCTCCTCTCGGTCGAATCTCTCTGGCTGTGTAGCGTCCCCTGGCTTTATATCCAATCCTAGGACCCAAGGAGCCACATCCTCGACCTCATGGGGTACGGAGATGTCTGGCATCTCGGCTGGATACTTAATCATAGGGTAGGATTCTTTAAGAACATTATAAACAGAGTCCTGATAATGGGGAGTACCTAGGAAGATAACTCTTGAACCTTTATTTCTAATAGACTCTAATTCTGCTAGTTTCTTAAGTAATGTTTCTTTACCTACTGGGGTTTC